TTTTAAAAATAAATAAGAATATACCAATGAAACAGTTAGGGTCATCTTATAAAATTTATGCTCAACGATTTTATATTGGGGTATACGTTCCACAATGACACAATATATTAGATATGATCATAAAATGAATATGTCCGAAACCATGATACCTATGGTTAGGCCACTCTTAAAGATTGTTTTTAAAAAACAAATAATTTATGGTGCTATTTATATCGGCAAACTTTATCATGGATTTTATTTATTATGAGAATTTATAATATTACTTATAGTGTGTCTGAGGGCAAATTCGTAAAAATGCTTGCTAGTCATTATGTATGGAAGATGTATAAATCTCGTGCTTTATTAATAAAAAGTCGATTTAATATAATTGCTGGTGATATGCCATATTATAAAGCAAAAACATTTCCTTATTTTTTGATTCAACCCAAATGACACACTTTATAAGATCTAATCATAAAATGAAAACATATCCCCACGTGCCTATAGCTAGACTGCGTTTAAAAGTAGTTTTTAAAAACCAAATTAATCACGCCATGGTACTATCAGGTAAACTTTATCATGGGATGTATTTACTATGATATTTATGCTTTATAAAGAACGTAATTTTGTAGATATGATTAATAATCCATTATATAGAAAAAAATATTCAAAAAGATGTAGATTAAAAATTAATATATGTATTACATATTGTAGAACTGATTCATTCAACAATTCAGCGGGTTATACTAACCCACAAGGTTTATTTATTTTAGGAGATAAAAATGATTTCGTGTAATTTACCAATTCTTACTAATGAAGAAATTGACCCAAATGACCCAGACTTTGGTATAGATTTTGTTGAAATACCATATGGGTATGCTGGTGATATGTCTATTATAGTTGAAAAAACAGAAAGTAAAGAAAAAGTAGAATTAATTTTCTATATTGATGGCGGCAAAATTATTGGGTCTAATATGGAATATGCCGATTTTTACAAGATAGCGTTAACAGAATGTTCCTAGCACATTTTTACTGGACTAAGATAAAAACTGGATATCAGTATTTAACCCCGCAAGATTCATATACGTTTAAATCTAAATTTAAATACAAATTAAATTTCTACTCTAAAGATGGTTTAATGATTCATGTCCTCGGCAATAAATTTTAGTTATTTTTGTGCCTATAATCAACTTAGGCCGTCATCATCATATTATGATTTTGCAGTAGATAATATCAATAAGAGATATAACTTACTACTTAAATCACAATTCTTTATAAAATTCAAAGACTGTACCTTAAAATGCCCCAATGAGCGATATCATTATCCAGTAGTTTTGGCTTATTTTTAATAAAGGTTTTATATGAATTTTGGATATTTTATTGGCTTAAGAAATTTTCAACAATCAGATAATGTGCTTGATGCTCATCAACAGCATATTATTTATGCAAACCAACATAAGCCAGCACGGCGCGTATTAATTAAAATAAAATATCAAGCAAATATTATTGATACTTATTCTTATTCAGGTGGTGTACTGCATTTAGTATATATAGGGCTGTATAATGAATAAATATACATATACATATGCATATACTAGTATTAGTTTAGAAGAACATCAATATTCTTCATTTAATTTTGATGCCAAAAAAAGTTACGATAGAAGATATGTATTAGTGAAAACACATTATGGTAGTAAAATTAGAGAGGCACGTCAAAATCTTTCCTTATGTGTGCTAGCCGTTGGGCGGAACGGGTATTTATTATGACAAAAACGTATGCATATACTAATAGTGGCCGCCAGCTAATATATAGCTCATATAAAATTGATATGGATAATGAAATGTATGATAGTTTTATTTTAATAAAAACAACTTATACAAGAAAATTTCATGATGCCAAAAGTAAATCAAAACAAAGTTTATATTATGTACATTGTGTATTAGCTGTTGGTCGAGATGGAGTTGTGTTATGAAAATACGTAAATTTACTTGGTTAGAGAAGTATTCTAGTGTTGCATATATTTTATTACATGGTTATCCACAAAGTAAAACATTTAAAATAAAGTTTACATATAATACACGCAAAATTTTGTTTAGCAGCAGACGTGGAGTAATATTATTATGATTGAAATTTTGTGGCATTCATTATTTGGCAAGCAAGAATATCCAGCAAATATATCAAGAAACATCTATAATTACCGCGATCCCACACTTGGAAATTTCATTGCAGTAAAATCTTGTTTAAATAAACAAAGAAAAATACATTACTCTTATGTTAAGCTTCCTCAAAAATCAGTGATAACTTTACATAAGCAATGTACAAATGTAATATTTTATGAGTATTAATATGGATATGTTAAAAATTTCATGGCAAGTCTCACGCGGAATATATCCGGAAAATACATATACAGATATTTTTCGTCGTGATTCTTATTTTTTTCCAGTATTAATTAAATTAAAATCTTCTTTACATAATAAAAGAAAAATTCATTATTCTTCATCAAATACACATATTCTTTATCAAGGCAGACAAACTATAACACAAGCTAATATAGTATTATACGAGTTTTAATATGAAAACTATAGGCACAGATGGTAAAATATATCAAATTAATCTTTCTAAGAATGAAAGAGAGACAGAAGATGAAAATAGAAGCTCACTTCACCTCCGTGCTAGAAAGATATTAAAAAGTAAATTTCCATACGTTCAAATATATGAAGAAGTTACACTAACTGGGTGTCGGGGAGTTGGGGCTACTTTAGTAGCTGATTTTTTAATTCCTTCCATGAATATTCTTGTGGAAGTACACGGCGCACAACATTATGAATTTACTAAGTTCTATCATAAAACAGAAGCTAATTTTGATATCCATAAAAAAAATGATGCAATTAAAGAAGAGTGGGCAAAGAATAATAATATCAAGTATATTGTCCTGCCATATAATGAAACAAAAAAATGGGGAGCTATTATAGATGGGTGCGTTGGTTGATACAGTGCAGACTTTTTTAACAAAGTCGGCCGCAATAATTGGTGATTTAAATGTTGAGCATGTTCAAAATGATATCAGTTCATACTTCAATATGTCAATAGATGACTTATCTAAGATGGACAAAGAAGATTGTATTCATGCCCAATATTTTATTTTACAATATTCTATTTCAATAACAAAGAAAATAAACCAAGTAAAAGCTAGATTGGCCGCAAATAAAAAAGAGTTCAATCGATCTTTTGCCCAAGTTTATAATTCTTATAATACATATAATGGATATGACATTATCTTAGGCTTAGCTATAAGTGAACACAGTAACTTAAAGAGTATGGATGATGAAATAACCAAGCTTGAAGCGTTAATTCAAGAATACGAAGGATTGGGATTTCGTGCAGAAAAATTAGCACAAGTATTCAAAGATCTTTCCTTTTGTAAATAGGTGAAAAATGTCAAAGGTATTTTCAGCATTAGAAGATGCTATTACTAACGGTAGTTGGGCCGATGTATGTAAATTTTATACAAAGATGACTGGCAAGCCAATCTCTCCGCCAGAACAAAAACCACAGTTTAACATAGATACTGCAAATAAGAAAACTATGTATGCTGAAGTAAAAAAGGTAATGCCTGATATTGGGCCAATTAAAAACTTTACTTTAGAAGAATTAAAAGAGATTTATTCATTACGTGACGTAGAAGTTGAAGAAGAATTCGAAGACCAAGTAATTACGCCAGCCCAATTGGTTAATATAGAAACTGTTAACGCGGCAGCTAATCCAGAGTTTACTTATGTAAATCCAAAGAAAAAAGACAAAATGATTAACATGGATAAACGTGGATTTAATGCTAGACTTACAGATTTTAGATCATATGGGGATGAAAAAGAAGTTAGCCGATCTATGATCCCACGTAGTCAAAATAAAGTGACAGCAAGATGTGTGCGTTGCTCACGTGTTGCCCAAGTAAGCCCACTAGTAACAATAGCCGGACGGGAGGATGGAATTGAAAAGTCGTACATCTGCGCAAAATGCTCTTGATTTATCCTTCGAAGAAAACTCTTTGCTACATGGTATTATTCGATCTGGCAAAGATGGTTTAATCGAAGTACTTGAATCAATTAAAGAATCGTCATTTCAAAATATAGATAACAAATTAGTATTTAGTGCCTTAGTATCTTTATTTAATAATGGTAAAGACTTTGGTACAGCTAGTATTGTTAGTGTAATTGGTGAAAATAATACTAGTGTATTAGATGATATATTTAACGTCCCACCAGCAAATAAAAATGAACTAAAAGATATTGCTAAGTGTCTTAAGTCACGGGAAATTATTAAAGCGTCGATAGAAGTCCACAGGGCGGCTATTGATAAGCTACATCTTTTGTCCGCGAGAGATCCAGACACCAAGATTTTTAGTGTATCTGAGACCGCATTATTTGATCTTATTCAAAAATTTTCCGATAACCAATCAGAAATTATTGAGCTAAAAAATGTTGTTGAAGAGTTAGTTGATTATTGGAAGTCAAATCCAACTAATAATGTGGGCCTGCCCACTCCATGGCCTCTATTCAATGAATCTATTGGTGGAGGAATGAGAACTGGTGTTACGTTAATAGGTAGTAGGTCTGGCGTTGGTAAAACGAGTATAGCTATTATGATTGCTAATTTTCTTGCTAGTAATTATGATATCCCAGTTCTAATATTAGATACTGAAATGGAGCATAAGGACATCTTACCAAGAATGTTGGCCAACTTATCTGAAGTAGATATACGCAAAATAGAAACTGGCCAATTTTCTTTAAGTGATTTTGAGAACTCAGCAGTTTCTGAGGCAGTCAAGGCAATGAAGTCTATGCCAATATCATATAAATCAATTGCTGGTAAAAACTTTGATGAAATTATGAGTATTGTAAGGCGATGGATTTATACATCTGTTGGTCTTACAAAAGAAGGTAAAGCCAAACAGTGTTTAGTAATATACGATTATTTTAAATTAATGGATTCAACAGACATTGGTGAAATGGCAGAATACCAAGCTATGGGATTCCAAATTTCTAAACTTACAGATTTCTGTAAAGTATATGATATACCATGTCTGTCATTCGTTCAGTTAAATAGAGACGGTGTTGCCAAAGAGGGTACTGATGTTATTGCCCAGTCAGATAGATTGTTATGGCTAACCAATTCATTTTCTTTATTTAAGCCAAAGTCTCTTGATGAAATAGAAAAAGACGGGCCTAATAATGGAAATCGTAAAATGATTACTTTAAAGTCTAGATATGGTGGGGAACATTCTTATGGACAATATATCTCAATGCAGTGGAAGGGATCTATCTGTTCTTTAACAGAAGTTCAAATTAAAGATGACGAGCACCCAACCTCAGAATAAATATG